GTGTGCCTGATAGGATATGGATATTGTTTGAATTGATCCAAACAAAATTATCAATTGTCACACCTTCCTGTTCAGACACTTCATCGTAATTTTTTTGAAATTCCTTGTCAACTTTACTACGAACCGGATCCGCTGGAAGTTGTATAATTTTGTCAGACGATTGCATTGAGTTCTCCTAGGTTAAAAGAATTGAGACACCTGTGACCCCGTGCCTCCCTGCGGGCAGTTATTAGCTCAGAAGTTCATCAAAAGCTTGGTCCACTGATTTTGTATCAGAGGTATTACCACCATACTTTTGAGTTTCGGAAGAAACTTCTTCAGCATCGGCATCACCGAGAAGAAACTCATCAAGCATTACCTGAACCTGCTCTGGAGTCTTTCGGTCAAAGACAGAACCGAAATCCGGAATAGACTCAAGATGCTTGTTAATATCATCTCGATCTTCGGAAAGGGGAGAGGAACGACGTCGAGGAGTAACAGTCGTTCGAGGGAAAGCAGCACCAGGGGGCTTGCCGTAGCCAATGACAAGATCGGTCCCCTCGTCAACGTCAGTAATATCCCCATACTCTGGATTCAAGACAAGATTCAGAAGCTCTTGATAAGCCATTTTGCCATAACCCCAAAGACGGACACCCTTGTCTTCCTCGCCACGAACAATAACCGGGGAGAAAAAGCGCTGTCGAGCCATCAGGTTCTTTGCCATCGCAATACTGTCATCAGTACCCTCGTTAAAGAGCTTGCGAACGAAATCATCCAATGGATCGGCCTCGCCAAAGTTCTTCTTCGGACTCAGGAAGCCGGGATTTTTTCCAACGTTGTAATGAAACCAAAACTCTTTAAAGGGGTCTCCATCAGGAGTGGGCACAATGCGAATACAGGATTCGCCTTCGGGTGGACGCCAAAACATAGAAGATTTGGAGTTCATCCCTTGGGAGCGGGAGAGTTTTTCTTTCATTTTACTAAGATCAATAGCCATATTTTTTTATCCTTTTGTTAGAGTATACTTAGCAAATATCCTAAGCATCTTGGGTTGTAGAGGTACGAGCAATAAAGTACCCGTAATCATTTTCATAGTCCGTGGAAAATATACCGTATGAAGATTTTGCCTCTTGACTCGCCATATGGTCGGTTATCTTTTTATGCAACTTCTCATCCGTATTTAATCTTCCAGTTTCTATAGCATAATAATACTGCTTTTCGCGCACATTGTCAAGCAAAAAAAACGCTTTTTCTTCATTTTTTTTCACATCAATTAGTCCAAATGTAGAAATGCGAGCGGTTTCATAGGGTTCCGAAAATGTATCCGTAATTGAATCAGTGTGATTAAAAATGTTAATCATGTGAATAGCGGAGACGATAACCTCATTTATCTTATTGTAGTACTGCATGACGGGAATTCCGCCAACAATATCCTCTATCACCTCATTACTAACGATATACATCTGATTAAACACACCAGACCGCGCATACTGTTGAAAAACGTTGAATGTCATTTTCGCAAGCATTCTCCTCTCTTCCGACAGGGATTGAATGTTGGGGTGCATATATAGTACGTTAATTTCGCAACGGCCCTTAAGTTGTTGTAAAATTCTCAAAGATGCTGCAGATATTTTGGAAGCACCACATACAACGAACAACAAATCGCCGTTTAAGTCCTCTAGGAAATCAGACATATCAGGAAAGTTCTTCTCATACATTTCTGGTGAAGGTTGCTCCTCCAAGTGGAAAAAATTTTGCGCCGATTTCTGAGCGGAATTGACCTTATACACTTCATACTGCGGATACTGCTCGAACATCGAAGCGATATTGCAACCGGCTGTTCCTAGTCCTAATATTTTATCCATAACTCTTTTAAATCTCCAAAATTCTTACCAGCCTTTGCACTGGTTTTGAAAGCTCCCATTTCTGTATCTGCGAAGCCGTGGTATATTTCATTAAGTAAATCTGAATCTTCCTCGGCAACATCTAACACAATAGAATCGTGAATTGTAAACGCAATGTTTGTTTTCCTTCCTTCTAATATCTTATCAACTTTTACTGCTTGACGCAAGATCAAATCACTGAAAGTGCTCTGTACAATATAGTTTAATGCGTGATATTCGTCCGATTCAATACTTCTATTATAGTAAGTGTTTACGTGGGTTCCATCCCAATATTTCTTCTTTACCGCCTCTCTGTTATACAGCTTCTCAAACTCCTTGTTCTTGGCGTAGGGATTGTAAAGCCACCCAAATATACTTCTCTTAACCTCTTCTCGATCAAGGTTACCGCCGAGAATCTTTTGATTCCAAGCGTGTAGATCTTCCAACGGTTGTTCGCCACCAGAAAGAGCCAAAAGCGTTCTAAGTTCTGCAGCATTATAATCCAACTCAAGATACCAATCATTAGCTGGTTTCATAATACTACGATATGTTTTGTCCATTGTCAATACCGGAAATGAATTTTTTTTGGTTGTGAGTCTGCCGGTCTTTGTTCCGTGTATATCGTATTTAATGTAGGGGTCAATATTGTTGATCTTTTTGTAAAACTGGCGAACCTTATATTCGGCCATACGACCCCTCAAGGAAGACGTGTCGATCTTCAAAGGTTGGTATTTAATCTTTGTGACAAGCTTTGTCAAATCCAGCAGAAAATCATAATTCTTGGGCTTTTCATGCGTTTCCAATACATGTTCTGTGATCTTGTTCTTTATGTCACAATATTCCAACAAAAATCTCTTTGGAACGAGATCATAGAAACAATTATCATTTAATGATATCTTGGCCTCGGACAAAGCTCGATAGATTGCTCTGAGGTTGTGATTGACAGTTTTCCATTGTTCTTGAAGTGGTTCTGGGCATACATCCCCGATACTTTTTCCATCGCAAAAGAGAGACGCATATTCAACATCATAATCCTTCAAAAAGAAGGAATAACCCCAAGTTTTGGTAAGATCCGTGGGTATTAGGTCATAGATTAGCTGACCGTCTTGAAAAATGGCAACACACTCTCGCTTCTCGTCCAATGCTTGAAATAGCATCAAGCCTCCTTAACCATCGTAAAGACCGGAGCGATCCTTAACGTATGAATTAATATAACCCAAAGCGGAGTCATAGTCAACCATTTTATTCATTAATATTATTTTTTTGACATGCCTGTTGAAAGCCCTCTTGTTTATTGATATTTTTCTTTCGATCAATCGCAAGGCAAAGTATTGTTCGAGCCAATATCCCTCATCAAACATTTTGTCAAAATCTTCGCGAGTAACAAGGTTTCTTTCTAAGATTGTAGTTTTGGTCGTGAAACCAGAAAACTGTGAATCGTAACGATGGCCACACATAGAAGACTCAGCGATGGTGTCTTTAGGAAACATTCTGACATAATTGTTATATGCGCTAAACAAATGGTTTTTTATCTTGGCCACATCATTATAATAGGTTTTGGTATAATATGCCTCAAAAAAATCTGAGTCTAGTACATTATTGTTTCTCATCATCTGTTTCATAATTGGCGAGTTAATATTGGCCACCAAACGCCAAGGAGCATTTTTGTCAACCAGAAAGCCATGATTGGCAGCTTCGTGCCTAAAATAGTCAAAGCTCTTATTTCTAATCCAAGTTTTATATTTTCCAAAATCTTCTGAATGGCTGTCTTTAGACAAATCTATACAAAGACCGGTGTGCATAACATTGTAATTTGAACTTAAGTTAAAAGTGCAATTTGTCAAAGGAAATTTCGAAGCAATATTCTTAGCGTAATCGTTAAAAAACATTTTTACAAACGTTTTTGCGTTAAACATCTTTTTACCATTTCTTCTTTGCCTCAAATGCTGCCGATGCATATTGGTCATAACGGCATCCATATGAGAGTTGTAAAGATCATTTCCATTCCAAGCTCGAAGTGGTGCTATGCCCTGCCAAGGGCTATCCTTTATTTTTTTCGCCGGTGGTCCAAAATTCATATATTTTTGGAATTGGTTAAATGCGTCTGCAACAAAATCAAAAACATACATAGGGTTCTTAACAATTCTTCTATCACGGGATTGGCGTGAAAAAGCTAATATAGTTTTCATCCTGCGCGGGTTCGGAGAAATGGAATCCTCCTGCGGATCGATTCTACCATAATACAAATCCATTGGATTATTCCAAAAATCAATTGTGGACGGAAGCTCGCGACCATGCATGGTCTGGGTTGGAAAGACGGCAGAATAAGCCATCCTCTCTTTAAAATTGTCCAAAGAATTGAGCTTGTTTGATCCTCTAAATTTTAAATTATCATATCTTCCCATAAATTAATCCCACCCACTTCCATAAACTTTTTCATTCTCCGCTGTCATGGTTTGTGTAACTATACCGGACTTTCCGTCCAATTCGCTTTCGACGTAATCGTGCACAGGCATCGGGTGTTCATCCCCGTCCCCAGAAGTTTGCCATATAGCCTCCACGTCAGTTGTCCAACCACTATCATCGATCAAGTTGTTGGCTGCAGTCACTATATAATATCCCCCTAGACCCAAAATTCTGGCTGGTGACTGTGCGCCGGATCTACCGTGTCTACCCATAGGACTAGTCACATCAATATATAGTTGTTGCCCAGGTTTAAAAATTGCGTTTCCAATTAAAGACAAATTTGCATTAAAAGGATTCCAAAGCTGTATTGCTTCGTCCCCTTGGGAATTTCTGGAGCGTGTTGCCATCATCTCCGTGACATAAGGCAATTTCATCTTTTTAAATTTGACAGATTTAACTAAACCTCTGTCCGCACCAATTGGAAGATGATAAATCCCTTTTTCATGATCCTCTCGAATATTTCCACGTAGCGAACTGGCCTTTGCACTAGAGACATAAACTACAACATAATTGTACATATTTTTGGCTGGCGTATATTCATTCTTTATTTGCAGCACTTCTCCATCCCTAGAGATACCAGACAGTGTGATTCTGTTGTGGCCAACTCTATCTTGTTTGCCATTGTTAACCCCTGGCGCTGTTATGACTCGCATGTCAAGTTTGTGACTGCCGGCATCTTCAAAACATCTCTCCCCCAAAGCTGGTATAATTAAATAATTTATGGTATCTCTTAAAAATGAATGTAAGGGATATTTGTCTCTATCCTCTTTGACAATCTTGTTGTGAAAAAATTCCAAAAACAGTTTCATTGATATCGGAATATCGGCCAAATTCACCATCTCTGGGCGACCTGTGTAATAATTGAAAAATGTAGCTGGTCCCAATAAAATCCTTAACTTTTCTTCCTGCATGGCTTGTGCCAACTCGATTCCACCCTCCAATATAACAGCGTCAAGCAAATCACCATAATAGAAAAAGTTAATTCTCTCCGTATTATCTAAAACGGGTGTATCTGAGGCAATCTCGTATAGTGCGTTTTTTAATTCTCCTTCCTTTTTGTCTTTTGGGCCTGCATTTGCCTTTTCAACTTTTTCTATATATCCCTGCCCCGTATCCGGATCCTCATCATCGGTTTTGGTTATTTTTGGCGGAACCTCATTTCGCTCTTTTTTAAACCCAGCGGCAATTGCTCGTTGATCTGCAGATGAATCTCTAGAAGCTATTTTCACTTTATGAGCAGTCTCTTGAAAAGCTACTATCTGTTCCCATGGCACATCCATGCCATAAATTCTTTCATTCATGGCTTGTAAAATTCTTTTATACTTTGCCATTTTACTATTAGATTTGTCCAACCTTATTTCATTCCTAGTTTCTTCAAGGTTGTCCTTTGCATCTTTTTCCGCCGCGATGGCATCTTTAGTTTCCTGTTCTTTTCCAATAAAAGAGGTGTCATTTGCCTCCGCCTTTTCTCTTTCAGCAGTGGCTTTGGAGGCGATTTCCGCTTGTTTTTTCTCTTCTTCTGCCAGTTTGTCTAAGTTCTTTTGTTTTCTCTCTTCTTGTCTCTGCTTCTCGCCAGGAGAAAATACGTCAAATCGAGGTGATTTGAGTTTTGCCTCAATAAAAGAAGTGTAATCCAGCGTAACCTCAAGCATCCCATTTTCTTTAAAATCTAAATCATAATTTCTTAATTCAAGATACATGACTGTTTTTGCTTTTTTTATTCTCTTTCGAAACTTATCAGATAAAACATCTAAATTGTTAGGAGGCACTTGCCAACCAACAACCGCCTTAATTCTATAATAATCTGCCTCAAACTTTCTTTCTTGTATTGGCACGTTCCTGCTTCCAACTCCTCCGCGCAAAAACAGATCTAGATACCTAAACCTGCCTCTTTTTTTAGTCAAAGAATTTGGATCTGAAAAAAGAAGTTTCACTTTAACTTCTACAAGTCGCTTTGCTAAAGCAACGTTGTTGTTTCTAAAGTCAAAAGAAAAGCTCTTCAACACAACATCGTCGCCGCGCCCTAAGCCAGTTTTGAATACATTTTCTAGGGAACTTTTTGACGAAAAGGTGGAAAATGGCAACATCACCTCCTTTTCGGTATCAGGATAAACCTTGAATATTGTAACTTTTGGAACCAATGCGGCATAGTCAACCGGCCTTGCCTTTAAGAGATCATCGATGTCGGAAAGCGCCGTGATTCTAGATATAAAATGAGCCGGATGGGATCCTATGATCTGAGTTGTGGCATTGTATTTTAAATTTTTGACACTGTAATCCGTGATTGATTTAAAATGTTTAATCAGATAACACTGTTCCTGAAACCTGAGTTCGGCTCGGCCTGCTTCCGAATTGGCGTCAAGGGCATTGGTTCCAACCGCTGCTTGCTCTGCAGATTGAGCATCGGCGGCAGCTTTGTCCTTAGCGGCTATTTCCGACGAGAGGGCTTTTTTTTCGTCTTGCTTTTTCTTGACAACCTTTTGAGCTTGAATTATGTCTCTATTTATTTGCGCCTTGGCCATACCCGTAAGGTCGCTCTTGATCTTTGCACGGTCGCTTTTAAGCTTGTCAACTCTTTCTTGAGCTTTTTTAATATTTTCATCTGCAGCTTGTATTTTTTGTTTGTCACTAGCCATTTCTGCTCACCTTGCACATTAGTCAAAAAAGACCAACACCTTTTCGATTGGGGTGGGAATATAAATAATGTCGTCTACTCTAACGTGCCCTTCGGTTGGTTTTTTGTTGTACCACGCGATAACCCACCACAACTCAGCGTCGTCATAATATCGAGAAGCCAATTTCCAGTAACGATCTCCGGTCTTCCAAAGGTGAGCAATAGAAACAAGCTCCGACATTTCTTCATTCGTCGGAAATCTAAACTCCGGAGTTGTATATTGTCTTACAAAATTTAAACCTCGACCCTCTCGCATCTTTCGATACATTGGGTGATCATTGCTAATAATGCCTCTATTTATATATCTTTCGTCTGACATCTATTTTGTTCCTTACTCGTCCCAACCATAAACTAGAGATTTGGCATCATGATCAGACATCCCTTGTGACTTAAGCTCCGCAATCATCTTAATATCTGATTTTGCTATCCCTCCTCCGGGGATTTTGGCCTTTTTCGGTGGACCCGACACAGGCGAATCCTTCTTCTCTTTCTTAATCATGGCCATCATTTTAGCGCCGGGGTCAGCTAACACAGCCTCAGACGCTACTTCTGCCAATTGATCTCCTGTTTCCTCCCGCTCTTGTCTGTCCAGTTCTGCCAACGCTGCTTCGTCTTCCTCTAACGACCTTTCTATAGCTGCAATTTCTGTATCGTTATAAGCGCGTAGGCGATTGTCCGTTCCTCCATCATCAGTTCCCTCCTGTGATTTTGCAGGTCCGGACTTGTAGGGAAAGTTGGCTGCGCTGCCAAAACCGCCGTCTTGGTCGGTGCCCAACGAATGCACGTGCAAGGGATGAAATGTACATTGAACATCAACTATCTTTGGATAGAGTTTGCCGCCATTGGAGCAAAAGCCGGCATCGAGCACGGGGTTGTGTTCGACACCATCTAAGGTGCCTATTAGGCCACCGCCGCCGTCGCCAGAATTAGTAATTAAATTAGCAAACTTAACCTTTACCAGTGGTGAGCCAGATATAACTCTAGACCCGCCAGGTATTTTGTCATAAGATGGATAAAGCATTCGTATTAATTGTGAAATCTTTTGTAAATTTTGTATCGCTTCACCATCTGAAGCTGCAGCTATTTGCCACCCAAGGTTAATTTGCCTAGTGGTATTTTTGAAAGCTTGTATAGGATCCATTCTACCATAAGCGTCTTCACGCTGCCAATTTGATTGATAGCTATCGTTAAAGCTCGTGATGGCCGCTCGAAACATCACTGTTTCACCTGTTGCTGCAGATTCGAATTCGATTTCCCAGCCATTAAATTGTGGTACCCCAACAAAACTCATCCATTAGTTCCTTAAATCATGTTTGTTTTCTAAATGTCTATCAATTGCTCTACCAATTTCTCTTTCGTTCAACTGCAAGACCACTGGAGCGTGTACCGGTGGACCGCCTGCTGTAGCCATGGCTGGGCCTTTTTTACCTTTTAACATGTTGGTATTTTCCTTTAACGCAGCAACCAATTGAACTATCTCAGCAGAAGCAGTGGCCTTCACTGTATCACCTTGATTAACGGCGCTGACCAACTTCTCTGTATTCTCGTTTGTCATAACATTTTCGCCGCCTGCGAATTCAACAATTTCTGGGCCTTTTTCTCCGACAATGGCAAACCCGCCAGGGGCTCCCGTTACACCTTTAGCAAATGTCGGTAACGAAGGCACTTCGGGTATGCTCACGCCAGGAATAAGATTTATTCCACTAATTAGCATGTTTATTCCCGAAATGGCCAGACCAATCATTGTTCGCATTGGTGTAGTAATTACTCTAATCAAACCTATAAAAAAATTGGCTAGTGTGGGTCCAAAGCCCACGACCATATCTACAAAGTTGTTAAACATATTGCCCATAAAATCAAAGGCAGTGCTGAATGCAGCAACTACCTCATCCCAATATACAACTAAGCCCACAATTGCTGCACCAACTGCAACGAAACCGCCCACAACTGCCCACAGTGGAATGCCTAGGAATGCCATGGCGGCTGCAAGTGTGGAGACAAACGTGCCGATAGAGGCAAATGCGGTGGCTATCGCACCAAGAACGGTGCCGATTACGCCAAGAATCGGAGCCAACGGTGCCAAAATGGCGAAGAGTGCAGAAAGCCCGATAACCAAAAGCGAAGTGTATCCTGCGACTTTGATAATCCAGCCCCAAGTTTCATTCTTAGAGGCTTTCATAAGCCACTCTGTGAAGCTTCGTATTCCATCAACAACTGGATCAATGGTAACCATAAATTGATTCATTGCCATCGATAATTTATCCATAACGTTTGTTGAGTCTTGCGCTAGCTGCTCCAAAGTTGCCTGCTCGGCGTTTTGGGCCATTAGTTCAGTCGTTGACGCATTCATTGCTTTGCTGAATGCATTGACATCATCCCCAAATCCCATCTGAACTGCTAAAGCTTTTTTCTCGTAATATTCTAAATCAGCAACTGAACGTCCTGCGGCGTCGAATGCGTCTTTCATCATAATGATGCGTTTTGTTGGGTCTGTCTCCATAACCATACTGACGGTATCTAAATATGTGCCTCCCAAAACGGCGTTCAAACCACCAACTTTTTCTGCAGCGGCATCAAAAGTATCGAATTGATCTGTTATAGCCAACAGTTCTTGCACCTCTAAACCAAGAGCTTTCGCAGTTTTAGCCGCCGTCAAGAAAACATCTTTGGCATTGCGACCAAATGCGGCCATCTTTGGCATTAAAGAAGTAAAGTTTTTAGCTAGTGCTGCAGGTGCAATTCCAAGCTGGGCTGCTTCTGTGGCAAAACCTTCGATTGCCACTCTCGACTCAGTAAAGCCCATACCAAGACCCTTTGTGAAAGAGTCCATAAGCTCACCTGTCACGCTAGCATCGATTCCCAGTTTTTGCATCAGTGCGGCTGATCGTCCCAATTCTTCCTGTTGCTCTTTATTAATTTGAGAAAAGGAGGTAAAATTCTGATACAGGTCAGTATATGCGGCTGCAACACCTCCAATATCGACGCCAAACTCCATCATATCGATTCCCAAATCGCGAATGCTGGCTCCATATTCTCTGCTGGCTCCCGTTGCTGCTACGAATTGGCTGGCAGCGTTGTCCATTTGCAATGCAAAGTCAAGAGTATTCTCCATTATCGTATTCAGCAAGTTCATCGGGCCGAATCTGTCAACAAAGGCTTTTCCAAACTCCTCGCCTGTTTCTCTTATGGCGGCAGTTAAGCTTCCGTGCGCTCTAGTTGAAGTTATGATGTTGCCCATGAGCGAATCATACCCGGCATTAGAAACACCCATCAAGCCGCCAACCTGATCAGTGACTCGTTGAGCTTGAATAGCAGAATTGGTACGTGCTGTAGTAATTCTAACTTCTATGTCGTGCAATTCTTTAAGCTTTTCTATTTCTTCTGTCGTCTTTGTAGAAATATCATCATAAAGCTTCAGTTGTCGCTCTTGTTCTGCGGTAAGTTTAGTGGATGCACGAAGGGATTGCATCTTCTGTTCAAGTTCTTCAGAGCCGGCACCAAGATGTTCTTCCATAAGCTTGCTAGCTTGCTGATGGGCACTGATAAGTGCATCGCGCTCTTGTTTTTCTTTTTGAAGTGTGGTGAGGTATTCACCATGAGCCTTAGCACGAGCTTGTTCTTCTGCGACTAGTCTCTTGGTCGCGGCGGTTTGCTCTTCTAAAAGCTGATTTATTGTTTTTATTTCTTCGGGAGTTCTGGTCATTCTGGGTTATTTCCTTACTTGAATGGCCACTTTAAACCGGTTTCTTTTTCAAACCTCTTAACTGCATCATCCAATCGCCACTTGCTGTCGAAAGTTTTTTGGTCGCCTAGGCCGTGCTTCTTAAAGGCTTCCATATACCTCTTCTCGTTGCCCAAGGCTGCAGCAAAAGCTGCCAGTTGTACTGGAGTTCCTGTGATGTTTGCGTTACCAACAGCAAAATCACCGAACATTCTTTTTAAAATCCATTTTGTTTGCCAACCAAGAGCACTAAGATATCCTTCGTCTATCTCACCCTCATTAGCTGCATTCAAGTTAATTTCAATTGGAACCAGTTCTTCTTGCATGATAAAAAGACCTCCGCTAGAATAATTAGTTGTGAAAAAAAATAAAAGGCCAAAAGCAGACGCTCTTGACCCTTATCTTCTGGCTTGTTGGGCTGCTTTTTCTGCGGCCTCATTTTCTTTTTCTATTTGCTGTTGTAATCTTTGCAAAAACCATTGACGGATAACAATTGGTAGGTTATAAGCTTCAAAGAAGCTCCACCCACCATGATATTTCAACAAAAAGAACTGTTCGTATACATCTCTAATGTAATCATCATTTAGGCCAAAAAAAGTCAGAGGTAAACGGTACCTCCATTTCCTGCTCATGGCCACAGTCGTTACACGCAAATTCCTGAGTTAAGTCCACAGTCGGGACAACCAGCTTATAAGCGTGACGCAAATATCTTGAGTCGATTGCAGGGAGATTATCGACAAAAGAGTTAATAAGACTTACATTATTATTTCCATTAACAGATTTAATATATACTTTAAAAACATCCGTTAAAGGAGATTCTGGTAAATTGTTTTTTTGCTTAGATTTTGACATCTTAAGCAATTGCTTTTCGTCCAAGCCAGACAACAATCTCACCTCCACTCTCGCTTCAGAAAGCGGCAAAGTAATAATAAATGTCTTTTCTGGAGTTTCTTCAATATTGAAGCCTTCAAAATCGTTACCAGGGACGATTGTTTGATTGTTAAGATCAAAAGAATGCTTTGCTGAAGATCCACAATTGGGGCAACCAACCGTGGTTTCATAAATTTGACCATAACCAGATATTCTTGCAGCAACAATAACTGCATTTTTATCACCAACAAGCAACAAGTCTGGGTCGAGGGTTTTATCTACTAAGATGTTTGATATCAGCCTATCAATAGCTACCCCTTTCTTAAGGAGGGTTTTTGATGTTAAGATATCTTCGTCCTTCGCCGTCATAAAGCGAATTTCGACAGTATCTTTGCCGTGCAGGGGGTGCCCTTCGAGGTAAAACCGACCTTTTGAGGGCAAATCCACAAATTGAGTTGGCGTTGCAAATGCAAACTCAAAAGAATTAGATTCTTGATTTTCATTTTGTGGAATAATAGGGGGGGGATCGGCAGGAGGCATTTGCGACCCTACGCGATCTTCGTTGTTTCTTCCGAACATTATATCCTCATTAAATTAGAAGTATTGTATATCATGTGCCAGCAATAAGCGTTTTGGCTTGTGAGACCACAGTTCCTGTACTCTGCTGGGTGGATTTCGTAGCTGCTCTATTGTTCCAAATGGCCGCGTCACCTTCTTGATTTCCAGTCATAAGATTGTATTTTGCAAAATCATAACGGAAAGTTAAGCCAAGCTCCAAAATTGCATCAGAGTCGTATGCATATTCGCCCATATCCACTGTGGTGAGCCATGGATTAACCAATTCCCACTTTTCAACAAAACCAGCTTCGCTATTGGGGATCTTCTTAACATTGGGAGCATTAGGGGCATCGGGATGGCCACCTAAACCCAAGATCGACACAGAACCAACTGCACCAACGGCTTCTGCTTTATTAATGGTACGAGTAGCATCTGATTTCAAAGGGAGGCGATAACCAGAAGCCACGAGCATAGCAAACAAAGCACCAGTAGTGTCAAAAGTGATCGGGTCCACCAGTGTTACCGTTACAGGATCCCATTCAACTTTGCCTGGGTACCAAAATTTGTGATTAATGTAATCGTGAGCAATCTCACCCACTTTAAACGCTGGGCGCTTTACTTTCTTCACCGCCCAGTGTTCGATTCCATTAATAACCAGTAAAAATCTATAAGCGCGTTTTGGTTCAGTAGTTGGCGATGCCCAAAAAGCGTTGTCTGATGTTGGTGGTACAAAACCTGCCATCTGTTGTTTCTCCCTTTTTTATAAGCCTATCATAAATAGGTTATATGTTAAGTTTTTTATCAAATATTCTATTCAGCAAACGCTGCACCAGTTCTCATGATCGTAAAGTCAATCGCAATGAACTCAATCGCTCGTGCGGGCTTCAAGAAAATCTTGGCATACAAGATGTTTCTGTCAATCAAATCCGGAGTTGTTGTTGTCTCATCAAGAACAACCTTGTATTCGGCCAAACCAAAACCAGTTTTCACCGAGTCCAAGAACGGCTTCACTCGATTCAGGAAATTAACCCAAGTCACGGAAACGTTTTGCTCGAACAGAATGCTTGCCGAAATTGCAGAGATCTCTCGCTTCAAGAAGATCAACAAACGTCTGACGTTAATTCTGTCAAGCGCCGATGGCGTAATTTGCAGTGTCTTCTGTCCGAAGATAACAATCCCTTCTGCTGGGAATGATGCAATCGGATTAATATTTGCTTCATACAACTTATCTCGTTCTTTCGAGGTAAGCTTTGTACGAACACCCGTCACTGGAATACCGGCTGCGCCTTCGGTTAAGCCACCACGGTTAAATCCTGCAGGAGCAAACCAGGGAGCAGATCTGGTTTCCGAAGAACCCAAGACCCCAAGGGCGGCGATTGAAGGGGGTGCCCACAGTGCCGAACCTTGAATAGAATCCCTAATTCGCACCCAAGGATAGTAAGCTGCTGCATAACTGCTGTTAATGCTTCTGTCCTTTAGGTTGCTAACAACGTTGGTTATTTCGCTAGAAGAGATTCTGTTCTGCTCTGTCGTGCCCTCATCCCAAAAGTGAGTATAACCGCCATCCAAATCAATAATCGCCAGTGCGTCACCGCGTTGCTCGCAAGTGTTAATAAGATGTGTTGTAAGGCCATTGTTTGTGACACCCGGCATCGTTGCAAGGTTCATTTCCACAAATTCTGGATCAGAGATGATGTCAATTGCCTTTTTCATGGAGAAGAAAGCATAGCTGTTTTTCTCTGTTGCATCCGAACTAAGGCCGTTACCACCAGCACTCAGCGTACCTCGATGGTTAATCAGGGGCTCTTTTTCTAAAATGTCGAGACCATCAAATCCACCATGGAAACATGTTGTAAATCGATCATAGCCAGCGTCAAGAATCTTCTCATAAGAGCCGCTCTTAGCAGTAATCGAAACACCATCAGAACGCGAACCGGACACCCAAGAGTACTCAGAGCCATCAGCGCTACCACTAATATCGTCAAGTGTAAACACAAAGCCGTAGTCAGTTCGCGACGTAGAACCCGCCTCGTCAGTAGCAAAGCTATCAACGCCTACCGGTAATGGATATAAAATATCTTTGTAGCTTTGATCAAACGTTGTCGAGCTACCATATTCAGTAGTATCGACGCCAAAGTAAGCTTCTGTCGGATCAGAAAGTTGACCACCCGCACTAGCACTAACTCTGAGCACCGGGCGTGGCCACTGGATATTGGCATCCAGTGTGTTTGTTCCATCTCCTGCCTTAAAGGCGTTATTTACGCTGAAGTGGTTGGCCGGCGATCCATTGGGGAGCGTATTGTGGCCAACTCGAATCATAGCTTGTGCACTAAAATCACTAGTCAAGGTACCGGGTTGGACAACGATGCCATGGGCGTACTGGCCACCAAGCTGCCAGAGCTTAAAGGTTGCAGGTCGTGGGGGACCATAAACACCGAAAGGCAGCAATCGCGGGTCTGTAACACCAGCATCAACTTCCGTATTCATTTCAATTCGGAAATAGCGAGAATTATTGGGCCAGTTTCCATACTCAACCAAACGACGACGAGTCGTATCATATTGTGTATAGGCGTCACCAACTTTTCGTGCAACATAATCAAGAGAATTGGGGTTCAAATTGCAATTCGAAAATCTTTCAACTTCCAAAATGTTTGTATCGTTGTCATAAATCTTTCTAAGAAGAATCGTAAACGTACCATACGGATTACTATTGCTAGTGGGAGCTTTAATATCTTGGATAGAAATCTTAAAGTTTTCTTGCTCCCACTGACCACCACTAAGCGTGTGGAATTTAAACAACTTCGTAACAATGTTGCCATTGGTCGGATCAAACAGCGGATCTAGCTGATTAGTTGTAATCTTCTTTCCGGTAACAGTGTCTGTTGTTACGTCTGGATCGGT